AAAATGGAGTATAAATGGAAATGTTGGGATTGTGATATCACCGTAACAAAAGACTATGCTATGGGAAAGTCTCCTATAAGAACTAGATGTACTGAGTGTAATAAACTTATTGAGAAAGACCTTAGCACTGTAACTTTTCATATGAAAGGTGATTGTCATACTAATGTTGCAAGAGGTAAGAAATTCATTAAGGAAGGTCTAAATAAACAAGAAGGTGATGCACTACTAAACAGAGCTATCGATTCCACAAAAGAGGCTCTAGCAGATGATGGTCAGAAATATAAGTCTTACAATATCGATTACGAAAAACTAGCAAAACACGGTAAAGCTACCAAGCTTAACCCAGAGCAGACAAATAAAAAGCGAGAGCTTACTAAGAAACGGACCCAAGAGGTCTATGATAATGCTGAGAAACAAGGCGAACAACTTAACGTAAACAGAAAAAAAGATCAACACTAATGGCATACGACTTCAGCGATAACATCCAACGAGGAATTATCAACCTATTTAAATCCAATCAGGATTTTTACCTACAGATTGTAAACTTAGTTAAGCCTGAGTACTTCGAATACCCTTCACATATGAAGATGTTCGAAGTAGTTGACGCTCATTACAAGAAGTACCACAAGCTACCTACGGATGATTTTGTCATCCAAGATATTAAGAAAAAGCTTGGGGCCAAAGAAGACCTTAGTGATTATACGGATGAGCTTGCCTACATCAACAACCTAGACTCTGCTGCAACAGAAAACCCAAACTATCTTCTGGATATCATCGAAGGGTTTGCTAAAAAAGAAGAGATGAAGTCTGCTATCGCACAAAGCATTGAGCTTATTCGAGATGACAGGACCGAAGAGGTTGAAGCTTTAGTACGTAAGGCTCTATTAGTGTCTAGAGATATTGATACTGGTCAAGACTACTTCAAAGACTTTGGAGAAAGGTTTAACCGAGTATTTAACGAAGAGAAAACTAAAAAACATAAAACTGTACTTCCTTCGTTGGATAAATCTCTAGAAGGTGGACTAGGTGATAAAGAGCTTGCCATGGTCGTGGCTCCTCCCGGAGTCGGCAAGTCTCTTTACCTAGTTAACCAAGGCGTAACTGCCATGACTGAGGGTAAGAAAGTTCTTTACATTTCTTTGGAGATGAGTGAAGATAAGATCGCACAACGATTCGACTCAATCATGACCCTTATCCCTCAGAAGAGACTAAAAGATCCTTCTTCTCAGTTAGATCTTAAGTCTAGGTTCAAGGCTTTTAAAGAAGCATATCCCGGATCTGATCTTGTGATTAAAGAGTTTCCTACCTCACAAGGAACGGTTAACACTATTCGAAACCTTCTAGTTCAACTAAAAAACTACGATGATTTTGAGCCTGACCTTCTTATCGTGGATTACCTAGAACTTCTTCGTCCTACGAGAGAACTCCAAGCGGAACACTTAGCTCAACAACGAATTGCTGAAGAGCTACGAGGCGTTGCAATGGAGAATAACTTACTATGCTGGACCGCTACCCAGACCAACAGAATGGGTCGAAAAGTAAAGGTTATTACAGATGCCGAGCTTGGTGATTCTTACGGTAAAATCCGAACTTGCGACTTTGCTGTATCTCTAAATCAAACAGAGGAGGAGTATGATGCTGGTACTATGCGTTGTTATGTCATGAAATCACGTAACGGAACTCCTAGATTTATTGTCCCTATGCAGCTAAACTACACAAACCTCATTATGGGTGAATTAAATGAATAACCTACCTACCGAGATTAACTTTGGTTGGGCCAAATTCGAGGTACAGTACCTTAAAGGGCCAATCTACACTAAAAATGACGAGACTGAACAAGTTTTCGGTGATGTATGTTTTGATGAGTATATAGTAAGAGTAGACATTAGCCAATCTGAAGCTTGTATTCAGGAGACATTAATACATGAACTTGTACATATTATCCTAGAGATGAGTTGTTTAGGAGCAGAGACATATGGTGAGATGGATAATGAGTCTAAGACTACTTTAATCTCACGAAATATAATGCTTCTTTTAAGGCTAAACTCAACGCCCCTACTGGAGTTGTTTGATGGAAATAAACTTAAAAAACATAAAGAAGAATAAAAAGGATCCTAAGTACACTGTACTTTGTAGAAGGTTAGCTGGTTATTGGATTGCTGTTGGTTTGCCAAAAGACTCTGACATTGTTCAAGTAGTAGGCGGCTCAAGAATTTACAAGATGAATTCAGAGTTCGGTGTAACTACTCCAAGTGTTTCTAAGAAATCTAATTGTTCAGATAAAAGTCTAGTTGGAGACTTTCTTATAGTACATCCTGATTCATCCTTAACCACATTAAAGAAGAGCGAATATCTTGCGTACTTCCCCAAACAACCCGTGGTAGAAAAAGAAGGAACCGTAAACAGTAACGTTCTAAAAAATAAAGAATATCTAACTAATCTCAAGAAGAACTCCTGACTCAGCCTATAATAAGGCATGAACGAGTTAGACAGACTACTAGAGGATTTTGGGTGGGATAGTTATCTTGAGGTCAGCAATGACCTTACTGAATTTAACGAAGATACTATCGATGACGATATTATTAAATTCTCTGCCATTTATTCATCATACTACGCTATGATGGTTACGGCTAAGATGATTAATGATGGGGACTGCACAAACCTTTCTGAGCATATGGCTCAAGTTCGATCTGACTCGAAACAGAACTCAACTAAAAAACTCACTGCGAGGGATTTAGATGACCTTGTTGAAATAGACGAGGAAACCAAACGCCTGACATATGTTTGTCGGGAATCATCCTATAAGTATAACCTACTTAAAGGTCTAATAAAATCTATGGAGGCTAAGAAGGATATGCTCATCCAGTCTTCCAGTAATAGAAGAGCAGAAACTAAACTTTACAGTAACTAAAAAAATGACTATTGATCTCAAAGCACTACGCGCACAGTACGAAACCCTTGTCTCCAAAGACGGAGACTCAGACTCTAGTACTACCAAAATCCCTTACATCACACTAAAAGAAGGAAACAACATTGTTCGAATCCTTCCCGGAAAAGATGATGATGACTTTGTAGCAGAAACTGCTATCCACCGTGTCCCTCAAGACGGTCAGACTTATGATCGTGCCGTTCATTGCCTAAAGACTCACGGAGAGGACTGTCCTCTTTGTAATCTCTACTACGCTCTTTGGGATGGTGTAAATAATGGCACTACCCAAGACGAAGCTGGAGATAAGAAGCTTGCTAATAAGATTCGCGCTCGTAGTCGTTTCTACTTCAACGCTCTTGATCGTGGAGATAAGAACAAGATTAAAGTTTTCTCTGTTGGTGTTAAAATGTACCGTACCATCGTTGGGTCTATTCTTGACGAAGATTACATCACTGAGGATGACGAAACTCTAATCGATCTAAACAACGGTCACGATTACAAAATCCAGAAAGTAATGGAAGATGGCTGGCCTAAGTATGAAGGTTCTATGCCTCGTCCTAAGATTACTCCCGCAGCAGAGAGTAAGAAAGAGATTGCAGAAATCATGGATAGTCTCCACGATATTCAATCACTTGTAAAGCATGAAGATTACGCTGAGGTTAAGCTTATGGCTGAATCAATCGCTGTTACTGGACGAGTCGCTGCCATGAGTAAGTCTACGACTACGGAAGGTAAGCCTTCTAAAAAAGTTGAAGAAGAGGAAGTTTCTAACGAAGATTACCTAGCTAAGATGAGAGGTAACGAGTAAATGGGTATTACTACCGAAACGTTCGGAGAAGATTCTTCTTTTATGAATATCTTAGAAAACCTAGGATGGGATATGACGTTCTTCTTTTATAAGAAAGACCCTTTCGATGTATTTATGTCAGAGGGTAAGGCTCTAGTAGGAAAGAGTGAAGAAGGTCTTATGGGGTTGGACTCCGAGTATGGGGCCACTTCAAAAGGGTATACTGTGGCTGTGTATGATCGTAAGCAAGACGATTTCTTCTTCAAACCTGCCTAGAAATAGAATCTAAAACCGCGCTGCTATCTAAGCGCAAACCCCCCCTGAACCCGATACTTTTTCTCACGAAAGTATCGGGTTCTTTACTTCTAGGACCTATAATATTTTATGACTGAAAAACTTAAAATTCTAGTTTCTGCTTCCAACCAAGGAGGGTGCAGTTATTATCGCCTTTTAATGCCTTTTGAAAAAATAGCACAACTGTACCCTGACGAAGTAGAAATTAGATTCGATTTGAATCCTCTTGGTTTTGATACTAAGTATGGAGCTATGAGTCCCGGATTAGAAAATGGGGGATGGATACCTGATTGGGAGTTTGCGGATATGAAATGGGCAGACGTTGTAGTCACAAACAACCTGTCTAACTTCGGTCCTCAGTACAGCGCAAGGATAATAGGAAAAGCTAAAGAGTTTGGGAAGTTTGTAATTTATGATACAGATGATTTACTTACAAATCTATACGAAGGTCACAGACTTTACGAAGTATATAAAAATAGGGAACTCGACAAGGTGGCAGCATTTCTTTATAACCATGCAGACTTGGTTACAGTAACACAAAGAAAGTTTGCTGAAAGAATATCTGAGCATTGCAACAGTACATTAGCTGTAGTAAAAAACTCAATCGACTACCAGCTTCCTTGTTGGAATATGCCTAAAGTTACTCCTAACAAAAAGAAGTTGTGTAGGTTTGGTTGGGCTGGAGGAATTCACCACGAACAAGACGTAAAGTATTTCTCAGGAGTACCTCACTTAGTAAACCAAAGAGTTGGAAGGGAGAATTGTAGGTGGGACTTTTACGGACACCCACAACCTCAACAAAAAGACTACGAGTGGCAAGCTGACGTATGGAAGAACTACCAGCGTATCATTATGGCAGGATTCAAAGGAAACAAGAACTTCGGAATCCATTACGCAGAACATCCTAATATGTATGGAAAGTTCTTCACTAACATGGACGTAGCTCTAGCACCTCTTGAGCCAAATGAGTTCAATGATTCTAAGTCGGAAATTAAGTTAGCAGAGTGTGGTCGCTATGGAGTACCTTTGGTAGCCTCAAATGTTGGGTGTTACGACGAGTGGATCAAAGACGGTGAAACAGGCTTCTTAATCGACCCTTCTGAGGGACGTAGTGCGTGGGTGAAGGCTCTTTCGAGGATTGCTAAGGACAAGAGCTTACGCGAGCGTATGGGAGAGAATCTGCGTAAAATCGTCAATGAGCACTTTGACGCTAACAAAACAGCTAGAGGACGTTTGGACCTCATTAAGGACCAATACAAGCAATGGAAACTGAACATAACAAAGAGTTAGTGTGAAAAAAGTAAACATCATCAGTGGTTGGTCAAATCCCGGCGGAAGTACTATTCACCATATCAACCTAACGAACATGCTAAATGAAGGGAAGTACGATTGTACTT